TCCCCAGCTGTGGGCATCCCCTTATGGGGATGTATCACTCGTAAGTGATAAGTTTGAGGTTACTCCATGCCCGTATGTCCCTTGGCGTTGCTTTAAAGCAGGGGGTGATGATCACATCGCTCCCGGACCAAGAGAATACTTAGATTTCATAACTGAGAACCATCTCAGGTGGGGTTCTAAAATCTCACCTGAGAAGCATGGTGTCGTGGCCAATACTTCCGCAGTCAAGTACTGCGAGAAGGTCCTTTACTTTAAGGATTCTGACCTGACACTAAGCACAAAGAAGATTAATGAATCGCTCGATTCATATAATAAATCTGCCTTTGTGGACTCAGTTAAAGTAAGACTACTAACACCCCACTCGGTGGGGCCAAGAGACTCCCAAAGCGATAGAAATACCGCTATTGGGAAAGGTCTCTCTTTAGGTCGAACTTTAAGATGGCTAAACTCTGAAATCTTTCCACCGTACTGGGTACGGTGTGTTAGAGATCGGTTTATAGTTAGAGCTAGGTCATTTGTCCCAAAGGGACGACTGCTCGAGCACTTAAAGTACCCCCAAATTGTTGGAGGTTTAGACTTATGGCTCGGTGATGAACTCATCTCGTCATGGAACAAGATCCCATTAGCCACACAGTGTGGTGTTTGGGGCATCATCAATAACAGTCTCTCCCTATGCCAGCGGAGAACCATGTCAAAGTTTTTAAGCAATAACATTCGTCGGGGTATCAACACTGTTGATTCCCTGTCAGACATACTCGAGGAGTATGGGATACAGGATGCTTTCTACAAACTAGGCCTCATCGTGCCTAAGAAAGCTTCTGTTATCGAACTGAAGAAGAAGTTTTCCGTGCCTTACGGAATGGACCCCAGAGGGGTCTTACGCTTCCTTCAGTCGAAAGGGTATTATACTCACGATGAAATAGAAGAAAAGGTTCTTCGATCATCGACCTTTCAATCCATCCTAGATGGAAAGGAGGTTAAAATGTATAATACCGAACCTTGGGATGTGAGATACAGAAAGTACTGGGACGTGGTCTTCCCGAGTGGATACTATCCACTTCAGGAAGGACAGCCGCTTGGCCTGCCATGTCCAACTCAAGACGAGTTTAAGAAGCTGAAATGGCAAGATAATTTCAACTCCTTACAGCTTTACTGCATCTCAGATACTCTGCATAGAGTGTCCACAAAGTACGTTGGGTGTCTAATGCCGAATGAAAACGCATTGGAACCACAATCCGAACCTTCATATGAAGAAAGGAAAGTGGTCGAGGCCCAGCCTACAACGTCCATCCAACTCTTAGAACAGGGCTTACCCTCACTGAGGATAAGTTGCCTGGAAAATATACCTTCCATTGAAGTGATGGGTCAGGTGCCCCTTAGAGAAAGGGAGTTAGTAGAGCCTGGCGTTAGAGCCATTGATCTAGTAACTGATTCATTTGCCCGTTTAAGGCTAATGAAACCTACTGACGTATACGGGTTTATAACCCGGCCATACATCGGTCCAGTGGACCGAACCGTCACTCCTGTTTCCAAAGAATCTTTGGAACAGGCGATCACCGCTGTAGAGAGTAACAGGTGCTCGGCAAACCTGCGGACTATGGAGTTCGCACAGATGTCACACCTGAGACCGCAGCGACCGGCAATGGTTGATCATATTGTAAGAGGATTTGATTCCAAGATCCAAGATCTTATTGATGACATTTCATGGATTAATATCCATTAGTCTCATCAATTCAAAATCCAATCACTCATTTTCGCTACGCGCCTGACCTCCATCGTTATAAAACGGTGGCCAGAC